ATGCCCACACCATAGCATCTAATCTATCAGGAGAGCCAATAGAACCCAAAGGTTCCCAAGTACGCATTTGAGTTTCTAATTCCTCAAGGTTGCTACCATCTTCAGGGTTCCTAACGTGATACACTAACTTGCGTTCGTATAGCGCACTAATAGGTTCAGCACGGGCATACTTACCACGAGAGGCTCTTACAGCCTTAAATGGGATTGTATCGTCTTCACCGTGGATGGTAGTCTTAACCATATCCCCACCTTGGTTGACTTCAGCTACAATCCTGTCAGCCTCAAACTGATGGTATAGCTGAATAGCCTTAGCTGCCCAACCTTGTGGAGACAACTTAGCTGTATAATCCCCTAAGATGTAACCTTTGCCATTAACGTCTACACCAGCTACAACAATACCTGTCATATCAGATTCAGCGTTAGCAGTTACAGCGGGGTCAATAGCTACAACAATACGATTAAGATGGGGGAGGTCTTCTCTGCTGATCTGGCACTCATCAAGCGTGTCAGTAGTCCATAGAGCGCCTTCGGCTTCCTCTAGTACTTCAGCATACAATTCTTGCTTACCTAGTCGTGTACCCTCATATTGAGCCTTTACAGCAGTAATATAGGTAGCAGCCAAGTTAGCACTATTATCAAAGGTAGAGCCAGAAGTGATAATAACCTTAGGATTATCACCTTGGGATTGCTTTAGGATGGTTCTTACTAATTTTGTAGGTTTTGGGGTGGTAGTCACACAAATACGTGGATGTTTACCCAAACGGAGACAAAACTGAAGCATATCCCAAGTGTCTTGGTCTTTATTCCAAGCTGCAAGCTCATCACACCAAGCTGCACTAAACTGTGGTCCTCGTAGACGCTCAGGCTCTTCAGCACTGTAAAACTCTACCTTAGCACCATTAGCCCAAGTAAGTGACCTCTTGGTGGGGGACCACTCAGGGAAGCCCATCTCTACACCTTTATAGGTCTTATCCGTAGGGGAGCAGCAATTTAGGAAGCCACTCTCACCTTTAACCATAACACGTTCAATATCACTGTTAGTGGAAGCTACAGCAGCAATACGTTTATGTCCTAGCTTAACCTGTTCTCTTACCCACTCAACACCAGCACGGGTCTTACCGAAGCCTCGACCAGCATTAATAAACCACACGTTCCAATCTTTAGCTGTAGGAGCCATCTGTTCAGGTCTACCCCAGAACTGCCAATCGTGGCGTAGTTCCTTAGCCTGCTTGATCGAAAGTTTAGAAAGTACCTCTTTAGCCTTAGCTGGGGGTAAGTCCCTAAGTGTTTGTGCTGAGATAGGCGTAGCCTGTCGACTACTTGTCAACTTTGTTGTCGGGTTCTTCATCTTCAGTAATTCCTAGCAACTCCGCCAACTGGTCAATAGCACTAAGGTCTTCATCTGCACTATCCTGCTCAACTTCAATGTTAGTGCTAGTGGGGGACCAACCAGCCTTAGAACGAAGGAACAACTCTTGTGAGGGGAAGTGACCAAACTCACCTTCTTCCAAAGCACGTTTAAGAACCTTACTACCTACAAGACCATTGATCTCAGCACGAGCAGCATCTAGGTCTACCTTGTAGTAGGAATAGAAGGTATTAAGCGACTTAGGGGCATCATTGAAGTTAGCCTGAACCTCACCTACAATGTCCTTAACGGATACACCCTCCTTAGTACGCTTACGCACAAGGTCAGCAATCTTCTTGTTCTTACCTAGCTTGTTTACTGGTGCGCCTGCCATTAGGGTGATCCTTTAGTGTTATAGTAATTATAAGACTCTGGTCACACTGGTTTACCCGCGACCAGTAAGGACACACCAACGGATTAGGACGTTAGCGGCTCTATTAAGGTGTAGCCCTACCAGAGTATTATATAGTGTCCCACCACCATGAGATTGTACCTACGGGGAAACATGTCCTCTGCCGTGGCTCTCATGGGGTGGTGTTAGTAAACGCTAACGCGTCTGTATTGATCGAAGCCAATGCTTCTTGTATTTCTTTAAGGTTATACTTTCTGTATTGTAACTACAAAGAGTATATATATACCCTATGGTGGTAGACAAGGTGGCCTTACCAAAGTGGTAGCTACAAACAAACTATTGTGGGTAGACCAAGTTACTCTGTACTCAGGTGGTACTATAGTACGTACCTAAGTAATCACTATCGTGTATAGCTACATAAAGAATATAATAACTTAATCAGTCTATACCTAAGTTACTACCATAGTATGTACTTAAGTAAGTAAACTATTAAGTTTATATAACCTCTAAGTGCTTAATCACTTAAGTGGTAAACCTAATCTTTACTACAGTTCTTTTGTAGTTACCTTAGTACCCCTTACCCCTTACTTATATATACGTACTTTTTTTGTAGTTATACAAGGGCTGAAACCAAAGTATTTTCACACTTTCTGGTAAGTCTTTGATAAGCCCCAACTAAAAGTTTATCACAAATTGTTACAGTGTTGTAATAAGTGATCGAAATGTTACAGTTTTCTTTTACAGGTTGTATCTTTCAGTCGATGCTACCATAACACGAGTGTCAGTTTCCTGCTCAAGACACCGCAGAACCTTCTCTCGCTTGGCGTCTGACATATCTACAAGTACGCCTCTGGGCTCGATCAGGTTATTAAGCTCTCCCGATATGAAACAACAATTCTCAGGGCTGTACTTGTAAGTGTCCCCTAACAAATCCTTATCCAATTGCTTACCCTTCCAGTTCTGCTCAACCATCCAAGAACTAAAGTTCGATAGGTAAGCCCACTCGTCACACACATAGCAATCACTATACGTAGGTTGTGACACTGGTGTAGTGTAACATCTCTGTAGCATACCCACCCACCGCTTATACTGTGGCGTCTTAGAACACCCCCTCCGCATGTCAACATAACCGAAACCTGCAACCCTACGTGACATATTTGAATAGTCTGGTTGTAACACAATATTTTTCCTTTTTGTATTTCTCTCGTACCTATATAACACTTCTGCCCTCACATTTCAAGGGCTAAAGTAAATTTTTTCTTTTGGATTACTATGGGGCTACGGCACCCTGCGAATCCCTTCCCCTATTTTACCAAGGGTCCCATCGTTTGTATACCCCTAATCGACATATGTTACACTCACATCACGACAATGTGAACTCATGTAACAATGGGTACTACTGTGACATAAGTGCAACACATAGGATAAAACTTAGGGGCATACCATTGACAACAGCCCTGGACTATGGGTCAGAACATGGGCAACGATTCGCTGGCACTACATTAAGTGTGTGGCATAAGTATCACATATGTAAAGATAATATCCAAAGGGCCAAAGTAATACTTGACAGAGGATTCGCTGGTCGCAGCAACCCGGTGTTATATTATAACATGTTAACCGACGTTACATTGCTACAAAACAAATAGAAAAACCCTAGCCAAGCCATTGGCCGGACTAGGGTATACTGTGGCAAGGCAAGCCATGGGGCGGGGCATACGGGGTCGGCTATAGTATCAGGTAGGGTAGGTAGGCAATGGCACCACATGGGCTTGTATAGGCGTTTATTGGTAGTCCTCTTCCGGCATCCAATCCTCGGGTACAATCCATAGGTCACCATCTTGCCACAAATTCCACCGCTTGCCGCTCTTGTCCGTTAGTATCGCGTTATCTAGAACTGTGTCCCACGCGTCCCAGTAGTACTCTGCCTCTGGCCCATCTAGCAGGATTTGCATATCTTCATCAGATACACCGCCAAGGCATTCCCTTTGGATGGACTCTGCAAAATACTGTGGAATATAGATTCCGAGACTGTCGCTTGCATACAATTCCGCGTTGTGTGGTAATTCAAACATAATAAATTCCTTGTGTATCCTTGATTGTAAGCTGACGACCATCGCGCCCATTGTCAAAAATGGTAAAGCGTAGGTATTCAATATCTGGTGTATACCCGCGCAATTCATGATCACGGATCAAGCTTAAAAATTCCAATTCCGTTAGATGCTCAAACTGTTCACCTTCTTCGGGGTTCGGGTAGTATTCAACGCCGTACTCGAGTTTGCTTGTTTGCATTTTATTGATCCTTGTGCAGGTTTACTAAATCGAGGATCACATCCGCATTACACACATGATCCCAATAAGACTCGCTTGCGTTGACATAGAAATATGCCGTTTCGCTTGTATCGTACCGCCAATATGCATCTGTGCGCTTGTTAAGTTGGTCAATCAGGTAGGGCGTAAAACTTGCGCCAATATCACTTGCATCAACTTGAGACTCTACTTCGCCCACGTTATAGCTTGCTATAAGAAATCGCTTTTGTGCGTCATATGCCTTCCCTTGAGTCATGTAGCCCCAAAAAATAACATCTTCCGCCAGTCTGTCCAATTCAATGCCAGTAAGGTCGATTCCCATTTTATCGCAGTATTCTTGCAAGCGGGATTCCCCGTTGTGGTAATCAAAATCACCCTCGGATGCTAAGTGCGAGTAATTGTCGCCAGCGTCTTGGTGCGTTGTTTCATATTCATAGCGCGATTCAATAAGTTCATTTACAAGCTCAAAAAAGTTTTCCGTTGTCATATTTCCGACTCCTCATGTTCCGCAATAATATCTGCCAAAGATTCCTCACATGTGCAAAGCAATGTCGCAAAGGCAATGCGACACGCCATGTCACCGAATGTCATCCTCTTGGTAAAACCCTCGCAATCCTCCAACCATTGTTCACCCTCATTCGTGTTTTGCTCTGCACAGAATTGAATTGCCTTGTGATAATAAATTGCGATTTCGTGGCCGTCGCAGGATTGCCAGATATATTCCCGCGCCATGTCTTCATCAAAACCGGATTCTGCCCAAGCATCTTTGGCAATCAATTCGGCTTCTTTGTGTAGATTCATCATTGTTTCAGTCTCCAATTTCTAAGGTTAAGCGGATTGCGTATTAATGACAAAGACAGTTTTGCTTGGCATAAGATTCCGCAGATTCTTTGCGTGCTTTTCAGCTTGCGCCAAAGTCATCAGCGGCAATACCAACGGGCTGATTTGATTGTTAGCGTTCAATGTTGCGAGTGCGTAAGATTTGATCATTTTGTGGATTCCTTGTTTCTGTTTCCGTTAACCCTGTATTGCATACGATTCGCCCTGTTGCAATCACTATTTCAAAACAAGTTATTATTGTTACAGTATTGAAACATTCCGTGATATAAGGCAATTTAAATGTTGATATATAGAATCGCATGGGCGCGCGTTACTCGGATTCTACCTTGTTAGTCAATAGTTAAAATAACGCTTGTATATCTGGCGCGGCATTGTATAAATACTTTATTGAACTCGATTCGGTCGGGCTGGGTCGCACAGGGCGTTCGCAAAAAACAAGGAAGCACGGCTATAGCGAATCAGTAACATAAATGTCACACAAGCTGCTTATTCTAGAGTCAAGTGCATTTTGCGCTTTTTCTTGGTTTGTGTCGATTCTGTAACAATTCGTGATGATACCGCTAACATTCAAGGAACAAGATATAAGAATATTTGATTGTATACCATTGTATACACATTCAAGGAACAAGATATAAGAATATTTGATTGTATACCATTGTATACTGAACGGTGTTCACGGAATCCATTTTGACCAGAGACCCGTTTACCCCACGATAGGAAAGACTCCACGATAGGAATGGGGGGACGATAGGAATGGGGGGACGATAGGAATGGGGGGACGATAGGAAAGAGGAGTGGTAATAATTTAGCAGTTGACAGTGTTGTAGTTATCGGCTACGGTGATTCTAATGGAAGAACACAAGAACACAGGAGAATAACCATGCCGAGTTCAACACATTTCTTGGATGCAGTAGTAGACGTAACCACAATAATTGGGGAGGAGCATCAATTGAACATCAAGGATATTCGGTGTGTTTGGCAATGGGATCAGATGACAAGAGAAGCGGCGGAACTGTGGGCAATCATAGATTACGTTGCAGATACATTTAACTTTGCTACTTTTTCTGTAGTATCCTATATTAGTACATCAGCATTGGAGGTATGAACATGACTAAAGGTATTGTTATCTCACTCTACGACTTCACTGGTGAGAACAATAATAACTCTTGACAACCGAACCGAATCAGTGCATAAAGAATACAACGAAGCAAAGAAAGGATTACAAGATGTTTTACGGTGATGTAGAACTTGAGGTGACAATTAAAGGCCAAGACATGATCTTTGATGTCTACGGTGAGTTAGACTCTGGTGGTAGTAGTTCTTGGGGTAGTGATGAGCCGCCTTGGTTTGATGTAGAGATTGATGACATTCGTTGGTGTGGCCGTAAGATTAGTAATAGATTGAGGAATGAGATTATGAAACACCACGAAGATACCATTGTAGAGTTGTTCGAGAATGAATACCTGTAGTTTTTGATTGACACCCACAAGAGAATCATGTAACAAGATACTTACAACAGCAACAGAAAAGGTTAATTGAGATGATTTATGTAGTTTACCTGCCAAAAGAAGGAAATGTAATGAATGATACTTTGGTGGCTGTGTTTTTGATGGAGTATGATGCTAAGGTTTTTATGAAGAACAGCCATCTGAGTACACTACGAATCAAAGAAGTAGACGATTGGACTTCTTGGTCTGGTATTCGTAAGTCAGCTTTTGAGAAAGAGGAGTAATACTAATGGTTATGTCCCTAGATCAAGTATCCCACATTGTGCAGTCTATTGGTGTGGAAAAGAGTTTCAATGTCACGTTCGTAAAGAAGGATGGTACACAGCGTACTTTTTTTGGCTGCACACTGGATGTACCACCATCGGGTAGTACCAAAGACCTACCAGTTGCACTCCCTGTAAAGGTAACAGAGGATGGTGTAGCTAAGTGGCGTAGCTTCCGTACCGATAGCGTACTTGAGATTCAATACTAAAAGGATTAACAAATGAGCGTAGAACTCCTATGCCTAGCAACAGCAATCTTTTTTGAAGCAAGGGGAGAACCTATTGATGGCAAGGAGTTAGTAGCCAATGTGATTATCAACCGTGTTGAAAGCAATAAGTACCCTGACACAATCTGTGGAGTGGTAAATCAGCGTAAACAATTCAGTTACACACATGACGGAATGAGTGATAACCCATTGAAATACAATAGTTATCACGATAGTATAGCATGGGAAGAAAGTAAGGATATTGCTCGATATGTAGTTGACACTGGTGTAATTAACGAGTACATAATCATGTATCACAACACGAGTGTAGACCCATACTGGACAGATGCTTATGATGTTTCTGGTATGGTTGGTAGTCACATTTTTTATAGAAAGAAAGACCAATGAATACTAAATACAACCTAGACTATCTTGTAGCTGTAGACGACCAGATCAAGGTAAACCAAGACTTGCTTAACGATCTTATTTGGGATAACGAGGTAATTGATAGTAAAACTGATGTATTCTTGAATGCGCTAAACCGTGAGATTGAGCGGCTAAAGGAACTACAAGAAGATGGTGTAGTTTATGAACCTTTGTTTTGATAATGAAAACCAAAAGAACAAGCCGCGCTGCCATCGCCAATGCAGCGGCAACGGTGGCGCAAATGGAGGGGATGAAAGATGAGTGATATGCCGAGAACGATCTGGGCAAGCGATAGCCCGACTAGCGAATGCGTGATCAGCTTTCCAACACCAAGCGAGGGATACCCGATTGAATACCGCCGCGCCGACCTGCCGCCAACCCCAGAGCAGATCATGGCCGATCCGCGCGTCAAGTCGCTGGTGGAGGCTTTGGAGCAAATTAGCGATCAACATGTTCCTGACCAACCAGCCGCAGACGGTGCCGACGAGGTGGATTACATTCGCAAACACCACCTTAACCTTCGTCTGATAGCCCGCGCCGCCATCGCCGCAATCAAGGAGACAAAATAATGACCCGCGATGAAATCATTGCCACAATCCTCTGGAACGTATGGAGCCTGACATGACCAAAATTCACTGCGTCGACCTGACCAAAAACTCAACGCCTTGGTGCCTGCTGCACGCCAACACGCAGGCC